AGGTGAGACGCGGGTTCATCTGCACGTCGACCTTCATTCCTGCGATGAGGTTGGCGTTGAGGTTCTGCTGCATGGCCGCGGTAGTCACCGCACTGACGGCAGCGGAGGCCACCAGGAACAGCGGCACCGGGACGATCACCATAAACGACTGCGCGTTCTCGTTCATTGGTTCACCGCGGTCATCCTTGAATGACAGGATCTGCGCGATGCCGGCGAGAATGCTTTGCTGCATTTCCTCGACCGAGGGTGTGGCTGCGCTCGCGCCATGTACCGCGGCGGGCAAGGCGGAGATATCGACGCTGATGTTATTGCTCTGCGTACCGGAATCGCCTTCCGAGTGATCGGTATCGAAATAGTACTGGCCGTCGTAGCAGACAGTGCTGGGCGCATTGATGAGCAGAGTGGAAAGCAGGCTGGCCCAGTGCGTGATGGCGCGGTCGGCAAACTCATTGACGCGAGCGACGATTTGCCCCGTCTTGTCCCGCCGGGCGTCGCGCACCGCAATCTCGAGCGTGGCTTCATAATGCCGATTCGTCAGTATCAGCGAATTAGCGGCTAAACCTTTGCCCTGGCGGCCTCCAATCCATTCGCGCATGGCAGGGGACTGTCCCAGGAAAGCGTAGGTTTCGCTGGTCTGGTCTGAGCCGAACATGTTTGACACGGCGTCCACCCATGCCAGGCCAGGATTGGTTTCCAGACGAGCGTAATAGATGCCGATGACCGCCCGGCTGGAGAGTATGCTTTGATCCATGATTTTCGTTCCTTATAAGAAATTGTCGAGTTGCTGGGGTGACTGAATCTCTGCTCGCCGCTTTAGGATGTGAAGGCTTCGAACGCGACCACGCCGACGCCGGCAGAGACAAACCGGACAACTTTCCCGATCTTGGTATTGGAGGTCGCCGTGAGGGTGAAGGTGTTGTCGTCGGAGGCGTAGACGGCTGCGCCGATATTGGTTATGGCCAGGCTTCCGATCGGGAGCTGGATCAGGCCGTGAGTGACAACGCGCACGTTTATCGCAGCCGCGGCACCCGCGGAATTGTCTGCTTTCGATTCGGCAAACCCGGCAAAACCATCAGCTGCTACCAGGGGACGGGCATGGCCACTGGCAGCAACAATACCCACGGCTGCGCCTTCATAAATGATGTCGCTTGCAACCATGGGGATATCATTGCGGTTGCCGAGCTCGTAGGCACGAGGCGTATTGGCTGCCAGCGTGGTCATGCCAAACCCTGCTACAAACGGCAGGAGCGAGGTTGCGTCGGCTGCCTGTGGCATCCCGAAAAAAAGCATTGAGCCGACAACAACGGCCGCAAGCGCGATATTGAGAACGTACGATTTCGTGAATTTCATTTTTATTTCCTTTTAGAACGAGGCATAAAAAAACCCGCCAGATGTTGGCGGGTTCGGCGGTTTGTTGCTGTCGTCGCGTTGGTTAGCTCTTTTTCCCCAGGACACGCACCTGGCCGGCCGACTGCGCTTTTTCGTAGGCAGTATAGGTTTCCAGGGTGCCGAACTCGGCGCGGATCTTTGCATCCTTTTCCCAGGTGTCTTTGCACCGGTCTTCTACCGGGCGGTCATCCCCGGCAGCGCGGGCGTTTGCCTCCGGCTCGGGAGCAGCGGGAACGGCAGCAGGCGCGTCTTTGATCAAGGCCGACAGCATCTGTCCGCCCTTGGCTTGTTCGGCTTGCAGCAGCTGCAGGGCGGCTTCCGGGGCGGTGGTTTTTCCGTCTGCCTTGAACGATGCTATGAGCTTTTCATGGCCACGTGCCGGCAGCCCATCCAAGGCCAGGATGCGTTCACGCTCCCGGGTCGCGCCGTCATTCATGCCTTCGGAACGCCCCTGGGCATGACCCTGGGCATGGCCCTCGGCGATGAATGCCGCGGCGATGTCGGGGTGATTCTTTGCAACGATGTCTTTCGTGATTTGCATATCGGTTCCTTTATCAGATGATGAGTGGGGATGCGCAACACCGGCGCGAGTTTTTACACTGCCAGCAGCACCGGCTGGCAAAGTGAGGGGGTCATTGCCTGCCGCCAGGCTGGCAATCAATGCGTCAAGCGTGGTCATGCCATCCACCAGTCCCGCGTCTATCGCCTGCTGCCCGGTGAAGGTTTTTCCGTCTGCCATATTCGCGAGGACGATCTCGACTGAAACGCCGCGATTAATTGCCACGGCATTGACGAATATCGAGTAAATGTAGTCCGTCATGTCCTGTATAGACTTCCTGCCCTCTTCGGACAGGGGTGCGTAGGTGGAAGCAATGCGTTTGTATTTACCGGAGGAGATTTCAGTGGTCTTGATTCCTCTGCTGGCTTCGGCCTGGCTGATATCGGTATGCGACGCCACCACGCCAATTGAACCGATCTGAGTCGTTGGCCCATCGATATAGATTGCCTCGGCGGCGGAGCCAATCCAATAGGCGGCAGAAGCCATGAGGCCATCGGCAAACGCCACGACGGGTTTTTGTTCGCTTGCTTGAGCGACGATATCGGCCAGTGCTTGCGTCCCGTCCACCGTTCCGCCTGGCGAGTCGATATGCAGAATGATGGCGCGCACGGAATCATCCGCTAGCGCGTCCCGGATGTCCCTGCCGATCAGCTCGGAAGAAGCGCCACCGGAGATAGCGGAAAACATGTTCATGCGTTTTCCAATCACGCCCATGATTGGGATGATGGCCACGCCGTCAACCACGTCATACCCCTGCGAACCGTTCACCAGGGAGAGGCCGGTTTGCGCCCGGACGCCATCGAGATCTATTTTCTCGCCCTTGAGATGCGTCTCATAAATCGCGCGGATTTCCCGTAGCTTGTCGGGCTGGATTGCCCAGGGAGAATTGACGATGTCCAACAGTTTGCTCATGCGATCTCCTATTTACGCGGCGTGGAGAAGCAAAAATTCTTCGTCGCGCACCTTGCGGCTGCGGCCACCCCATTTAAGTGCGGGATATCCAAAACGTTCCCCACTCGCGATTCCGCCATCTCCGATGCCGTGCGGCATTGCGTTCAGTTCGATTCGGCGTGACATGCGGTTGCGTACTGGGCGGCGGTGGCCTGATCCGGGCTGGAAGCCGGTACCGGTGTACGGCACCCGTGGATATACCGAAGACTGGCCGAAGGCCTCGGCGCTGGCGATCGCGCCTGCGCCTGTAATCTCTGCCGGGACAATCTCGCCGACAATTGGCGCGCCGACCGCAGCAGCGGAAGCGATACCAGCGGCACTTATGCGGATATCGAGCGCTGCTCTTCCGATAGTCTCCGAACTGGCAATACCGGCAAGATCGATACCACCGGCAACAGCAGGCGAGCTCAGCGTTTCGCCGGAGGCAATGCTGCCGGCAGTGATCTCAGCTGCGGCCGCGCCGACATTCGGCTGGCCAACAAACTCGGCAGAAGTGATGCCTGTCGTTTGTATTGCAGCGCTGGCGGATGGCTGCCCCAGCGCTTCCGCACTGGCTATACCAGCGGTGGTAATTTCCTGCGCTGCGACGCCGCCTACTGCAGGCTGCCCGATTGCTTCGGCCGTCGCTACGCCTTCTGCCCCTACTGTGGCAGACAATTCCCCATTGCCAAACGCCTCATCGCGGGCGATGCTCGACGGGAAAACTTCTTGTGCGGCTATACCAATGGCAGGTTGACCTACCGCTTCAGTCGAGGGGATGCCGGTCGAGGCGACGGCGGCGGAAAGCGCAATGCTCCCCAATGCTTCCACGCTGATAGCACCGCTTCCAGATATACCGCCTGCAACTGCCGGGCTACTAACAGACTCTACTGGAGGTATGTTGCCCGCATCAGTAATATCTGCCGGGCTCACTCCGGCTGCAACCTTGAACGCCGCGAAATTGCAGCCCCAATTCTTGGATGCCCCTGAGATAAGCGTCGACCCCGCGCTTTCTGATCCCGCAGTCCCTAGATCAAGGTTAAGCAGCTCCTCGTAATACCAGTAAGGAGTACTCGACCGCAGGCTTGAGAATCCCCCTGTAGGATTAGTAAATCCAGGCCCCAAAGAGCCGTCGGCTACGCACTGACTTATACCCAGCTCATTGTTAGATGAGGTCGTAAGACTTCCGCTATTCAGCGTAGGGCCGTTGCCGGTCGCAAAGATGCCGGCATCAAAGATCAACTTCCCTGCGACATTATTCCACTCGTCGCAGGATATTCCTTTGCAGGTGCCGGACGAAAGCGTAACGGTGCCGGACAGCGTGCCAGCGGACTTGGCATTGCACCAGGCGATCTGAATGTACTGAGTCAGTGCTGGGACGTATGCCTTGGTGCTCGGCTCTATGGTCCAGGTATTGCCCTGATTATCGGTAATGCTTGCGATAGACAGGCCGGCCGCGCCCTGCCAGGTGATCTCCAGCGTGACCAGATTGTCGACGGCTGAAACATTGGCCGTCAGGCTGAAAGCGTTTGTCGCGAGGGCAGCCTTGCCCTGCACTTGCGTAGAGGCCAATTAAATCCCGCTGAAGGTGTATTGCGGATCAACCATCATTGTGACTTGCTCGCCGGTCGCTGGTACGGTCATTGTTTCGGTGCGATATGCCACTTGCTGCGCCTCGGTCAAGTCAACGGTGTGCAATTGCCCATCAGCAGAGAAATCCTGCTGGAATACCGGCTGAGACGCAGCATCGTAAAGAATTACCGATACGTTGCGCCCAGCCTCAGTCATATCGACGATGACCTTTTTCACCATGGCATCGGCATCGTCCACGCCGAAACTCAATGCCGCTGTGCCAATGCATCCAATGAGAATATTGTTGATCATGCCAAGGCCCTTATCCGTTACAGTTTGAAGATCTTGTTGGCGCCCGAATCCCAAGTGATATTTACCGTCTGCCCCGCACTCGGCGTAAATGGCAGGCCCGAGCTCGGGGTGTCGATATAGGCAATCAGCCGCGCGGTAGCGTCCGAGCCGGTATGCTGGAACAGCACCAGGGCGTTGCTGGCAACGGCGCCAGTCGCGGTCAGAGACGTATCCCCGGCATCGAACACGCCATCGGTGTAAGTCTTGGACCCCAGCGCGGCGCTGCGACCATTGTCGTTTCCGGATGTGATGTCCGACAGGAACTCGTGCGCGGCACTGAATGTGTAAGTGCTCTTCACCAGCATCACTCGCACGTCACCGGTGATATCGATGGTGCGGTCCAGGACGCCTTCACGGCCCTTGTTGAAAAGTACGTTTGCCATTTTTAATCCTCTACTATCGTGTTTGTGACTCGGATGATTTCGTGGTTTTCGTCGCGCTCCACGTGTTGCACGTATTTGCGGGGTGGATGATCGAAGCGGATTTTTTCTACGGTTTGCATTACATGCTTAAGTGATTCTTCAAGTGCCTCCAGCCGCGCAATACCGGCAGTATCAATCAGCCGAATGCCATCGACAGGAGTGCTGTCTCGCTCGCTCGTCTCTGCCAGTCCATCATTACCGGCAGATGAATCGTCCGCCGGGAACACCTCGGACGCTGCTTGCGCGGGTTGCTCGGCTATCAGTCCGCCTTCGCGGCGCATCGCGTTTTCGCGCACTTGCTGCGCATGGTTGTCTTCCCAATCACTGCCATCGTATGCAGCGGTTTCTTTTGTCAGCGTGGTCATCCCAATGTCGAGCCGCTTCTCTACTGCCAGCGCTTCCTTAAGAGGATCGATAGCGCCAGGACCGTCACCCTGCCATTGCGCACCGCAATACGCGGCACGGATCAGCGGGTCATCGAAGAAGCCCGGCGCCAGGATGCGGCCGCTAGCAATCGCTTCGGCCAGGAACGTTTCGTAGATCGGCTGGCAGAACCGCGAGGCGATCCATTCACGGCGCACCCGGAAAAACTTCCATGCCTCGAGCATCGCTGCGCGAGCCGCGCTATAGCTGGCCGTGAAGTGCTTGACCAGTATTTCGAACGGCAATTCGAGAGCTACGCCAACCTGCCGCAGTATGGCCATGACGAAAGGATCAAAGGCGGTATTCGGCCGGCCGGGATTCGCCGTCTCGATTTTTTCATTGGGCCCGAGATCGATGATGGCTCCGGACGCCATCTTGATATCGGTATCAGCCGGACGAGCCCCTGTCTCGGCAGCCATGCCCATCTGATTCGCCGGGTCCAGCCCTTGTCCCTCAGAGTGAACAAAAACAGTAAACATGCCGGACACGACCGCGGCCATGATCTCGGCCTCGGTATAGCGGTCGATCTGCTTCAACGCCTCGATGACCGGCGCCAGATATGGAACACCGCGGTTCTGCCCTGGGCGCACCCGCTTGAAGAGGTGCAGGACATTACGGCGTCCCGTTTTGTCTCCGAAGACGGGGATGCGGTCCCACTCGCCATTCTTGAATCTGAAGTCGCCCGGATGGCTCCTCAGTATGTGGCACGCGAGCGGCGCGCCATTTTCGTCGAGTTCTATACCCCCGGCGATACTGAGCTTGTTCATCGCGAAATTTGGATTGCATACGCGATCGCCTTCCACCAGCTGGACCTTCAGTCCATAGGCGTCCCCAGGCCGCTTTAGGTGAGGTAGCAGGGCAAATGAATCGCCTGATTCCAGCGCGCCACGAAAGGCCAGATCCTGCAACTCATAGAAATTCTGAGTCCGCGTGATATCGCAATCTGGACTCTCGCTCCACATCCGGAATTCACGCTCGGCGCTTTTTTGCCACTCCGCCGCCTGTTCCTCCGTCATGCCCAACACTTCGCGGTTCACCCGGGATTGAAGCGAGAGCCCGGTGCCAATGACATTGGTAACTACGGTATTGATCGCCCCGGTTGCCAGGGGCGCATTGCGCACCAGATCGCGCGACCGCTCGCGCAGCGCCGGCAGATCGCCTAGCAGATCGCCATCGGCACTGCCGCTCGTGGTATGCCATTCCTTCATCGAACGCCGCGACCTGGATGCGCCCGTGTAACTGTTCCCCCCGGAAAATGCCTCCATCTGCAGGCGCGCCTGCATCCGCCGCTGGGCACGGGTCGGGTTAAAGTAGCGTACCGCGCGATCGACGAGGTTTTCGTTGACCGCGATTTCCCGACGGCCAACCTTCACGGAAAACTTCATGCGGGCGTCACTCCGCGAATGCGCATGCCGCCATTGCCGCCGCGCGAAAGCCTTTGCACCCAGCCATTCCAGTAATCGATCTTGTTGCTGATCTCGGCCGCGTCAGCTGCACGCCAGGTACGTCCAGCAATGGTGTATTCCTGCTTCTTGGAAACACGCATGTCGGCCTCGATCCAGAGGGCAAGCTGCGCTTCGGCTTGTTCAAGTGTGATTCCGGCCATGGTTTATCTCGCTGTGATGCCGGTGCTGCGCATACGCCGCGTTTTGGGGGCATTAAAAAACCCGCTCGAGGCGGGTTGCTGGGGTTGCGGTACGGCCGGTGGCACCGGTGGGGACGCGGAAACCGCGCCCCCCGCGTCATGCCTCGCTGGCGGTAGTGTCGCGTTCTTTCTGGCAAACATGTCGTGTTGCACCGGGTTTAATAACGAATCCCACAAATCCCAAGGGGCCCTGTACATACCGGCATAGACGCCCGCTGCGTAGCAGTAAACCTTTGTATCCAACGCTTCGTTACGCGCCCTAGTTTTTTTCCATTTCTGTCGTTCGACGCCCCGTGCTCGTTCTCGGGTTAGTTTTTCTGACAGCAACTGTTCGAAATATTCATCAGGTAAGCCGCGAGGAAAATGATAGTAACGGGGCCCAGGCTCATCCAATCCAAGTCGATCGTATATTGTTTGTTTAATCGTAAACGTGCCAACGGGCCACTTTTGGACACCTTTTTTATGGGTAATATTTTTATAGGTAACGTCCCACCATTTGGCCTTGCCAAGCGCGGGCCTACCGGCGCCCTCCAGCCCATCGATAGCGAAGATGTTGAAACGTGCGTTCACCCTGCAAAAATGATAAACGTCTTGCGAATAGAAGCCGCTATCAATACCCATTGCGGTGATTCTAAGAGTTGATCCACCCGCATGGGGATATGACTTCATACGCAAATCAAGCAGAGCATCCCAAACGGACCCAGGCCCGATCTTACGAGGATCACCGTGGATAATTTGATAATCAATGGTCCAACATTCTTCACCACGCCCGAATGCGTCAACTCCCACTTCCAGTCGATCGCCCTGTACATCAACACCCGCCACAAGCAATAAGCCGCCAGCAGGTACTTCTCCTAGCTGATAATTCTCGACGCGCTGTTTAATGACGTTGATTTTTGGTTGTTCGCCAGCGGTCTCAAATGGCTCTCCGTTGACCGTATTTTCAAAAACCTGCATCAGGGATTCGCCAGTCCCCTCATCATGACCGCCTTGCTGGGCATCCAGATACTGGCGCACAGCCTTATGCCAGCTGAACCATCCGAGCGGGGAGTACAGCGCCGAAACATGCCAGGACAGAGGCTTTGTCCAGTTGGGCAGGAAGCGCTTTACTTCCCCCCGGACCATGGCCCACAGGGCATGCGGGTCCGGATCGTGGTCTTCCAGAACCATACCTGGGCCCGGCGCATGGTGGATGTGCCGGCCCTGCTCAAGCATCGAGGTTTTATGGTGCTCCTGGATCGGCTCGCCGCAGCCTTCACATTCATACCAGACGCGCTCGATTTCATCGGTGACCACCTCACGTACGGTGCTATCGTTGATTGTGATACCGGCCTGGCAATGCCGGCAGGTAATTGCATCCTGAGCATTCGCATCAATCTCGGAGATGCCCCCGCACTCCGCGCACTGTGCCTCCCAACGATGCATCAACTCCCAGCGCATCCGGTCCCACCGCAGGTTCTGTTCATGTTGACAGTGAGGGCATGGAACGTAATAGCGTGCGCGTGTCCCGGCCTGATATAAGCGGTCAATGCGGGATATACCTTTGATCTTTGGCGTTGAGCATTTGATACGTTTCGCACGCGCATAAGTGTCGGTGCGCTTGTCTGCCACCGCTGAGGGGTCACCTTCACCGTCCACATCGTCCGGATATGCGTCGATCTCATCCTGCAGCAGCACCCGCACCGGCATCGAGCGAAGGCCCGGGCCGGAGTTGGCTCCGGTAATGACCAGGACGCCGCCAGGGAAATCTTTCATCAGTACCGTGTTCGACGATACCCGCGATTTAACCTCGGCAAACTTTGTTCTCAAGCAAGGCGTTTCATCGATCATTGGCTGCAGGCGCTGTTTCGATACGCGCTTGCCGGTATCCGTAGTGGGCATCACCAGCATGATCGGGCAGGGTACCTGGTCGGCGATGTAGCCGATCGCGTTATACAGCGCCTCTGATCCCCCGATCTGGGTGCCTTTCATGAAGGCGCCATCGGTACACGGATGCGACATGGACATTGCATCCATTATTTCGCGTAGGTAAGGCGTGCGAGAGGTCTGCCATTGTCCAGGTTCCGAAGAAGCTTTCGACGATAGCTTGCGGTGCTGGTCAGACCAGGCGGAGACGGTCAGATCCGGCTCAGGCGCCAGTGCGCGCGCAGCAACCTTACGGCATAGCTTCCGGGCGTTCCTCAGTCCGGCCGGCAATAGTGTCGTCAAATCCACGCGAGCATTCATCAAATACCAGTGTCAGTTCGGCTCTGAGCAATCGTTCGATCCTAGCAGGGTCGCTTTCCGTTGCGAGCAACTGCGCCTTGCGATCGACAATACGGAAAATATTGCTCTTGAGGAGCGTGAAGATTTCGCTAATCTCACGCTCGACATCAGCGGCAGAGACCAGGGTGCCGACGCGTTCGAGATACTCCAGCTCGGCGATATCGGCCAGGTGCTTTTCGCGTTTCGCGCGATGGTCCTGGTAGCCTGGCGCTGCGGGTTCGGCATCGGCCGGTTGCTGTGCAGACGTCTGCACGAGCGGCAGCTGCTGTGCGGCAGCGGTTGTCGGTGCTTCGATTATCTTGCCGCTCTTCACGGCTTCACAAGGATCGGTGTTGCGCGCCCACTCCTGCAGGCCGAGTTCCGGGTTGACGCCGACCATGCGACCAGTGGCATCTCGTTTGACGCATGTCACGCGGCCGGTCCTGATCGCTTTCTGAACGGCGGAAAGCCTCACATCCAGGCGGCGGGAGAATTCCCTCAGCGAAACGAAGTCTGCCATCGCGTCTACCTACTGAGCGTTACACGACCACCGAATTGACCGTACAGACCACCCCAAGATGACCACCCCATGCGGCTCAAGTCACTAGCGCTTTTTCACGGTCTTGCGCGCCGTGTGGACCGCGGGTCCTGGGAGTACCTTGGAAAATAAAAAAGCCGCTGGTTAGGCGGCTTTGTTCGGTTCAATGTCCCATCCAATCTCTACCACTAAGCTCACGCTCGCAACAGTGTTAGGAGACCCGATACAGTATCGATGAACAAGATTGACACTTTGCACTCCAAGGCCATACTCTGCTTCGAACGCTTTGATGTTCTCTAGAATCAGATTCTCAAGTTCGCTCTTCGCTTTGTTGGCTGCCACCATCGAATCTGACATATCCTATCCAATTCGTTACTGAGTCTTAGGCGAGTATCCCTTCGCCACGAGACAAGCCTGCATAATCTCGCCTTGCCGCATTCCTGTAGCAAGGTCATTGGCTATCGTCGTAGAGGTATCGTACATGATGGATCCACCTGGGGCGCTTCCGGTCGCCTTCAGCGATTCGAACTTGCATTCCGCGAAATCCTGGCGCTCCTGCTCAGGAGTGACGCCTGGTTTAGCATATATGGTTGGACCGGCACATCCTGCGAGTAAAGCAAACACCCCTAGCGCTGCGATCAGTCTCATGGTTGGCTTCCCGGAAGAGTAAAGGAAGCTCTACTGTAGCCTATAGAAAATAAAAAAGCCAGCGCGGATGGCTGGCTTGTTTTTGGCGGACTTCTGAAACTCTTACAAGCTGGAGGATAAACCGACAAAAAAGGAAAGTCAAGCCGTTTGAATTTTCCTAACTGCCGCACGATAAAGCTCCACCGTCTCATGATTTCGAGCTATCTCCGCTACCAGCAGTTCATGGCCATGTATTACACGCCGTTCAAACGTGCGCCAGTCCACCCCGTCTCCGCATCTTCTGGCAAACCACGCAAGTGGGCGTCCCTCGTATTGCCAGAAAAGCGTGACAGCCATCCGGTAGCGCAATGGGAGCTTGGCGAGAGCGACATTGACATCTTCCGCCTCACCGAGCAAAACCGGTTCACCTGATTCACCATAAGTATCTCCGGCCGATATCCCATAACAGGAGCTAATGGCGTAGCTCATCGGGACGACACCAGCAGTAGTCAGGGCCCAGTTGCGCATCTGCCGAATGAAGTTCTCCGATACTGCTTTGTAAATTCTGTCGCACATGGTCTATCTCCTCTCATCAAACCATTTGCATCGATGCCCGATCCTCGGCACACCCTCCTGCTTCTCGTTCTTTTCATGGGTGCAGAGCGAGCGCCCGAGAAAGACCACGTGCTGAGTGCACAGCCTGCAGCCCAGGCTATCGAGCTCCAGCTGCTCAAGCGTCTCAGCAGGATCGCGGTAATAGCTGGCAGGCAGGGCATAGCTCCTTTCAGTCATTTCCTCCACCTCACGCTTGTCGGCACCGAAGAAACCAGCTTTGGAGGCGAAGGGACATCGACCTGCTTCGGGCTGGCCACACCGATTTCCCTGTTTCCCTCCCGCATGTAGACCGGCTTCACCCCAGGGCCAAACAACTCGCGCATTTCATCGGCAAAGGCGACGCACTCGGGAAACATTTCCCTCACTTGCTCCCTGGTGACCGTTGCAACGTCTATTTTTTCTATCGGTTCCATACCTGCTCCATACCTCGCTCGAAGGTGTGGAAGGCGGAAACCCTTATCCCTGTTGACTCTTCCATACCTCCATACCTTCCATACTGAAAATGATGTGTGTGTACGCGCGTGCGCGCGCGTGTGCGCGTGTGCGTGTGTGCATGAGAAAAAAGGTATGGAACGTATGGAAGGTATGGAAGAAGCCCTACCCATGCGGGTTTCAGGGTTCCACACCTGCTCCATACCTTCCATACCTCTGTTTCGAAATCAGAAAGGAATCGATTCACGGTTCCCTCCTTCCGCATCTCCGGCCGTCGACGTTGCCCCATTTCTTTCGGGGGGCTTGTACCAGTGCCGAATGATATTTGTTCGTTTTTCGTGACGAGTGCAGCCGAGCTGGCGCAAAGCACTGCCAATCCGGGTTTGCACATCGCGGGTGAGCTTGGATGCATCGAGCTTCAAACAATCCAGGGCCGCCTCCGCCATGGAGAATTCCCGGTATTGCTTTTCCACCCAGTCATGCAGCATGTCTACGTAGGTATCAGCGACGGTGCGCTTGAGCTGCTCAGGGTCGAAGATGCTTCTTTGTTCTTCGCCGGTTGGCCAGAATCTTTCCCCGGCAACAAACAGCGCGTAGGCTTCCGCGAACAACTGATCACGCGCCTGAGACAGGCCTTGGTAATCCACTTCCGAATCGCATTTCACAGACCAGAACCGGCGACCGCCCGTAGGGTCGCGGTTCCACTCCCACTCGTTGGTGGTCCCACCGAAAACGAGTTGCCGTGGGCTGCGGATCTCTCGGCGGCCATACACCGGCCGGAACTCATCCACCTGGCGCGACAGGAACGACTTTTGACGCGTCGCTTCAGACTTGGCCAACGATCCCAGTTCGGCAAATTCATACAGCCATTTGCCGCGAATTGCGCTCATGCTGTCCTTGTTGTTCAGGTCCAGGTCGGTGTCGCCAAACCACTCGCCGCCCAGGACGCGCAGTGCAGTGGACTTCAGCTTTCCCTGTTCGCCCTCAAGCACCAGGCAATAGTCGAATTTCACTCCCGGCTTCATCGCACGTGCGATCATGCCGATCAGAAACCACTTTGCGACACGGGTGGAATATTCGGTTTTTGCTATGCCCAGGTAATCAGAAAGCCATTCCTCAACCCGTGACACGCCATCCCATTGCAAGCTCTTGAGATAGTCCTGAACGGGATTGAAGCTATGAAATTTTGCGATTGCTTCCGCAGCGTCGGCGGTGAGCTTCGACGAAGGCGCAAATTTGTACTTCCGGGTGATCCACATCGTGGTTTGCGCATCGTCCTGTTCATCCCAGTCGCCGATTTTTCCGTCTGCGTAGGGTGGTGGTTTGAGCTTCACCACCTGGTACGAAAAAGCGTTGTAAGCCAGGACGCCTTTCCAGGCCTCGTCGTTGCGCAATATGTCAAACACATTGGCAAGACAAGGAACGATGTCGCCTTTCTTCCATAGCAGCCAGGAAGAATCCCAGTCCGAGCTATCGCCCGTCTCATCGCGAAGCGGCCGTTGCGTGGAATCGCCTTTTCCGGATTCCGCAGGCTTGCGCAGATTTCGAATGAAAGCCTTGAGCGCATCGGCATTCATGCCATCCGCTACTGCGTCAGCGATATCCCAGCCGGACGGCTTTTCTCCCGGGAAGGGGATGTTGACGATCCGGAATTTCGTGCTTGCTTCCGCCGCCACCAGCTGCGCGCCGATATCCAGCATCGCTTTCATGCCTGGCTGCTTCGCTTCAGGAAGCAGGGCCAAGGTCAGCGGATCGATGCCGAGTTCCTTTTGCGTCTTGCTGAGTTTTTCTCGCTGCGCGTCGCAGTCTGGCCAGGCGAAGATGTTGCGGCCATAGAGGGGCGACCAATCGACCTTATCGACCGCCTTCCCGCCTCCAGGCCAGGAGACGATGACCAGCTCGGGCAGAAGATCAACGGCCACATCCGCGCATTTCTCCCCTTCGACCAGCAGTACCGGCAGGTTCGGATGAG